GCTACGTTAGTCTGCGCTTGCTGCTGCGCCGCCTGTTGTTCAGCGGCTTGCTGCTGTTCTTGATTGGCTTGCATTTCCTGTTCTGTATTTAGGAACGCAGTAAGATCAACGTAACGATTAGTAAACACAAACTGTGCGAAACGTAATGGGTTCATAGCGCCACGGATGTCTTCTGGAACTGCGTCCATCATCTGTAGATCACTAATAGCCATACGTAGATTATCGATTTGACCTTCACGGGATAGGCTCTCAAGTCCAGTAGTAACTAGAACTTCGAACATATCCATCTGTGCGGATACTTCTTTAGCAATATCAACTTTAGAGATCGCGTACTCTGCTTCTTTCTGCTGCCAAGTTAAGGCAAGCATAGAGTACAGACCACCGAATGAACTCTCAAGTTCACTAGCGATCATACGTATCTCTTCTGCTGTGACACGTTCTGCATCACGTACTGAAGATAGTAAGAATGATTGCGATAGGTCAGATTCCCACTTCTGGATAGCTTGCATCATTACTTGTAGGTCACCACGTTTTCCTAGTTCTGGAACGGTAATATCACCTTCATTTCCTGGGAAATATGACCCGCGAGGGCTTATATTGAGGTTTGCTATGTCTTGTGCCAGTGACGAAGCAGGGCGTACTAAGAACTTAACATCACATATGATAGCCATTAACTCTGTAGTGGCTTCAGTAGTTACATCGATGTGATGGAATGTTGCTGCATGATCCTCTACTAAACCTCTAGCGTAGTTCTCTGCTGGGTGTAGCGACCATCCTAGTACAAGTAAGTCGTAGTCTTTCTCACTTAGATAGAACTCATTACCTAGATCAATGCCTTCGGCCTCTTGTGTGACCTTCCAGCGAGAATCTATCTTCTCATAACGGGTAAGTAGTGTTACCTCATCGTCTGGTTTAGTTGCTCCTTTAGCTTCTAGTATCAGCTTTTGTGTTGGCATATCGAAAGTTCTGAGGATCTTCTTATCCTGTAGGACAACCTCGTACTCTTTACCTTCGATGTCACGGCGTACACCATAACGGTCTACGCTGTATAGAACACGCTTACCTGACGGCATACGTCTGAGTAGGGCGTTACCTGTCACAATAAGATGCTTACACGCTAGGATAGCTACTGGGCGGTACTCTGTTAGGTTGAGTTTCCGCATAGCTATCTTCTCTAGTTTAGCTGTACCTTCATTGATTGACTCTGTAGCCATAGATGCTGATGCTTCGTCTAGCTCAGATTCTAGTTCTAATTGTGTCTCTGGTGTCAAAGCCACTCTAAAGAATGGACGATTGACGGGGAACATAACATCTACGATGCGGTTAGCCAAGTGATTGACTAATCTAGCTCCTATTAGTACGTTACCTTTCCGCACTTCTACATTCGAAGATGAATCTTCTGGCATGACTGATGGAACTGTCCAACGCGCATATGCTTCAGAGCGATCAAGAAGATCGCCCTTTTCTGTTTGCATCGCTGACCATACATCATCGATGATATGGCTACGCTTCATTAGAGGCCTCCAACATTAGTTGCTGAATCTGATGTACCACCTGCTGACGCGGAACCTGAACCACCGCCTGTCTGCTTACGGCGCTTCTTACCGCGCTTAAGTAGGTCATCTGAGGCTTCACGTGTGCCAAGTGCTACACGGGTATCTGTGTCAGTTGCTGTTGGATCGAGTAACCTACGGTTGTTGGCTTCGATCTGCTGCTGTCTTGCTGCGGCCTGTGCTATACGTCTTTGCTCATCTGCTATACGCTTCGCTTCAGCTTGTTGCGCCCGTTGTCTAGCGAGTTCTGCATCTGCCCTTTTCTTCTCAGCTGCTCTACGCTGTGCGGCGAGTTTACTTTGCTGTGCCGCTGCTGCTTTAGCCTGTGCTACTTTAGCTGCTTCCGCTTTCTGTTGTACTTCTGCCTTCTTTTTAGCATCCTTCTTGGCTTTCTTAGCAGCATACAAAGATGCGCCTACTCCAGCCACTGCTACGAATGTGGATATTGCTGCCATTTCTAGCTCCTATTTGGTATCAGCCTGTGGCTGGTTTCTATGGGGTTGAACCCCTTTCTAGAAAGGAGCTTGAGTGCCGATGGAGGAGATGTGTCTAAAGTACACATACGGATCTCATCTACTTCTAATGATTCACCTTCTGCTATAAAAGCGTCAAGTAACTTAATGCCGTGTCTGTCGTTGGCGTACCAAGCGAACTCAACAAGTACAGACCAATCACGCATAGGCGCATCGATCACCATACCACCTATGAATCCTTTAGGGGATACAAAGGCCACGTGGGATTCCACGAAGTTTGTTATAGCTGCTTCGGTCTTCTCTGGATTCAGAGGCGTATCGTAGTATTCTTCATTGAACTGGAAAGCCATGGAAAGGATCTCAGGCACATCAGAGCATACAGCACGGCGAATCATAGTGCGCCCTTAACGTATATCTCTAAATTGCTTTTGATCTCTGCCTTCATAGCTTCTTGTCCTATTTCATATGCTCCATCATCCTTACCAAGAACAACAGGTTTAAGCATAGCTCTTAGCATCTCTCTTGTTGCTTCAGAGATGTGAGCGAAGTTATCTCTCTCTAACATAGTCTCTCCTATATCAAATAGGGTTATTGATCTTCTTTATAATAATAGGATCTAATAACTCTAATAATTGTTTTGGTATAGGTGCATCTTGCATCTTAAACTGGATAGCCAATTTAATTTGTTCAAGTGTGTCTAATTCTTCATACATATTTGACCTCCTGTATATAAGATTTATATTCAGTACGGAGGTTTTAGTGAATCACCCAAAGAAGTAGGGTGATTTGATGATGTCTTCTAGTACAAGATCACCTCTTGCTGGTACGTCTGGAAGAGTTAATCCAGTACGTTCTTCTTGCTCACGCTTGAAGTCTCCTAGAATATCATTATTTGTATGAAGCTCTACGAATGTAGAACGGATGCACCGTTGTAGGATCTCTGCATCTGCTGCATGTGTACCGAAGTCATCGTGGATCATAGCGAACTCTGTGATGCCTTCAGCGGCTGCTGCGTTGATTGTCATCATCATGTGGCAAGCATCTACGTGGTGTACTAGGTTAGGGGATGAACCCTGACGCTGTTTACGCACGTTGATCTCTTTAGTTGATGTGGCAATACGAAGCTGTAGTCTTCCACCGATCTGTGTTTCGATCTTCTTGGAGTCATACTTCATGGTCTTCTGTAGCACAGGGAAACCGATAGGGCTTACGTATTCTAAGCCGTGGTTATCCTTACCTACTACACTGGAACAGTCCTGTATCCAATCCATAGCTGCACGGGCAGCGATAACTACCTCTGAGATAGAAGACCATATGATAGGTGATAGGAACAGGCTGTGACGGAACATGGTGTTCTTCTCGAAAGCATCTGGGTGATGCTTATGAACCCACGCATAGATGCTGGATGTACACGCTTGCTGGGTGCTACCGTAAGGCAGCGTCATAACAGGTGTCTTAGTCAATGAACGTGGCATATCATCGCCAAGTACATCTAGCCAGTTGATAGCACCGCCTACGCCCTCTGCTGCAAGATCCTTTAGCTTGTTGTATGCTACGTCTGCAACTGCTTGGTAGATGTCTTCTGGTTTGTCTGACGGCATAAGGTTAACTGCCTTGCCACCCACTTTGTCTGTGAGCATAGCAGAGAAGTGCTGTAGACCGTTACAGGAGCCATCTAAGCCCACTGGGAGATGGGATACGTATTTAGTGTAGTCATCCATGTCCATGGCTTCTCTGAACTCTAAGCACCATGCTAGGAACTGCCAAGGCTTATCAGCCTCGCCCCAGATGGCACGATGTCCAACTGGATCATCAGCAACTGCCATGAACTTCTCAGCATTTTCGAATACCCATGCAACACGTCCATCGTAAGATGCTTTGTCGTAGCCGTACTTGTTAGCACCGTTGATCAAGAACCAGCGGAAGCCTGACTCGCCCAGCGCTTTACCAGAACTGAATGAGATAAGTGCTTTAGATTGATCTGTACCTTGTGGGTTAAGACCTGTAGATGTGCAGTACACGCGGCCTCTGAAGTCACACTGGTACACATAATAGAACTCATCGTGCTGTACCATCTCACGTGCTAGACGCATGGTGCGTAGCAGTGCTAGGTTCTTAGCCACACGTTCTTTCTCAAGTGTGTGTAGTTCACGGGTAGCAGATTTCCATTCGCTGAACGCTTCTTGGATCTCTGATCCCTCTTCTAGATCTGCTGCTGACTGACCTTCTGCTAGTGGACACACTGGGAACTCATAAGGTTCACTGCGTGGCATACCGCACTCAAGGTTCTTAGCCCAGATCTCTTTCATAGTGTCGTGTACTGTCTTGTTAACTTTCCAGCCTGTCTTCTGCATGGAATTGATAGCTGTTAGAACACCGTCCATGTCTGCGTTGTTGTGCATCTCTGTACGGTATGAGTCCACTGAGCGAGCTTTGATCAATGGTGTACGTCTACGCAATGATGGGCTAAAGAAACCGCCGTCTGTTGGTGTAGTCCAATCCATAGGTGGAATAAGGCATGGCATACGATCAGGGTTGGTTAATTCAGTCACATCGTTGTGGTCTGTGATCCACTTGATGCAGGCTTCAGTTGGTACGATGGCAACCTCTTGGCGTCCACGTCCTTTAGGGATGTGCTTGATCTCTACTAGATCACACACTTCCATTAGCAGTGATAGTACAGTCTGACCTACGCCAAACCATGCTTCTACTGACCAACTTTCCCACTGGAGTCCTCTGTCTGCGCCCTTGGCTGTAAGTACACGGCGCTTGTGGTTGTAGTTAACTAGGTTCTTACGATCAAAGTCACGGATCAATGAGTCATAGTATTCTTTATACTCTGTTTCAAAGTGCATGAAACGTAACTCATCTTCACAGGAACGTCCGATGTCATTACATACAGTAACGACTGTTGTACTGTTGCGGAATACAGATCCTATGACCTGACGCAATGCGAACATCGCCATCTTGTCTGCGTCTACAGTCTGGATCAGCTTAGACCATTTGTTACGGCGTCTACCGTTAGGATGCTTTCCATCCAAATACAATTTGATCTGGTCAGCAACTTGCAACACGTATGAACGCATTAGTCTCGAACCAGCGGATGTCTCATGTGGTCGTTTGTCTTCCGCTAGTTCTTGTTGATCTCTGAAGCGTTCAACGCCTCTGGAGATCATACTATCTTCCCAATCTAATTGTGTTTGGATGTCCACCATCTCTCAACCCTTTTTAAGTGACGCCCTCTTCGCACGGGCTTTTGCATTAGTAGCTAATCGTTTTTCTTCTGGTGTCTTGTGTGTTGGGTGATACCATCCACCGTGTTGTGGCGTGTCGTGTCGTTCCCAATACGCTAACAGGTTAGCCAACCATTCACGTTCGGTTAGCTTACCCTTGGATCTTCTTGCACCGTTGAAAGTCTTACCTTCGAACTGGTTGCAGTTGAGGCACAATACATCCCTTATGTACCCCGTTATGTGGTCGTGATCTAAGGCTGGCTTCTTCTGTCCAGCTTTCATGCTGCCCTTACATAGAGGGCAGATATGTTTTTGTTCTTTCAGTATAGCGGCACGTGATGCCGCCAACTGCATTGTTTTAAGTCGCTTCATTATCTAACTCACTTATGGTTAGGTGCAGCTGCTTCTTGTATTGAGTACCACATCCGCTACATGTTATTATGTCATCCCCGAACAAACGATAAGGTATTATCTTTGTGCAGTAGTTGCATGTTAGGTTGTCGTTTGGTCCGAATGATTTAGCCATGTTATATTTCCTTGAGCCATGTGAAAACATCGTTTTCGTCTTCTGTTCTTCTCATCCATAGTAGCTTCATATCTGCCACTAGGTTCTGCTTCCATGTTGTAGGAGAATCATCTCTGTAATTCGTCCATGTGTGAGTGCTTTGGCTCCACAGGTACTTGATCACCTGAAAACACTGATAGTCGCTTGTACAGTCCTCTAAGAGACTGTGTGCAGCTATTGGTCCTACCTTCTTGCCGTCTGGACCGCATGGCAGGCCAGCTATGTTATCTGCTGTGTCTCCCATTAGTAGTTGCGCCCAGAAGAACTTCGTACCCCAGCCTAATACTTTGGCTGATTTCTTAGTACGGTCTATCCAGATGTCGCCGTAGTCATCGTCTACAGATACTAGGATCTCCTCATCAAAGTCCCAGTGTAGTCCTGATACCATGCGAAGATCTTTGTCTTTGGATACGATCACTGACAGGTTAGGATCGACAGCATCGTAGTTAGCTGCTGCCATACCGTCATCTGCTTCACGGTCTAGCCATACCCTGCTAGGTAGTTCTTGACCAATGAATGTTCTTATTGTTTCTAGATGTTCGGGCTTCACTTTATCTTTACGAATGCCCTGATATTCTTTAGTAAGCGCTGCATCTGCACGTCCACCTTTGTTACTACCTGATGGCGTGATGTGTGCAACGTAGCTCTCTGCACCGCACTCCCTCATCAGATGCTCTAAGCCACGTCTTGTGTTGTGCTTCATCTGATTTAGTGTACGGCGTGGTTTAATACCGTCTAGTTCGTCCCTCGTTTCTGCTGATACTTGATACGCCATGAAGTCGGCATCGATGTGGGCGACCCTACCCCGCACTGGTGCAAGGTAGGTTACCTCATCTCCCCGTTGATCAGGAAGATGAAGTTTGCTTAGATCGAAAGTCATTAAAGACCTAGTGCATCTAGTACGTCATCAGATGACGCTACAGGCTCGACAGCAGGTGTCGGGGTAGGGATGGTAGCCATTGCTTCAATGATGTCCTCAGACCCACCTAAGAGCGTCTCTAAGGGGCTACCCATGAAGTTAGAAGCACCCAGTGCGATCTCTTGCACGAAGTTCTTCGACTTGGTTACTGTCTTGCCATCTACTTCACGTGTGTACTCACCATCGATGAAGACTGAATCCCACTGTTCTTTAGTAGGAGCCGACCACAACAACAACTGAATGTCCTGTGTAGCTTCTGGCACCTCAAGTACACGTGCTACGTTAGTGATAGGATCAGTAGTTACTGGCTCTGATATGTTCCAGAC